AGCAGTTAAAGAAACTCGTTGAATTGCTTCAGCAGTACCTTTTTGAATAGAATTTTGTAAGTCAACAACTACGTTAGATATCTTTATGTTTGCTTGGTTTAATTGATTTTCAAATGATGCAACTAATATTTTTTGCGAATCCACTTCAACTCTTAAACTTTCCGAAACTATTTCAAGCTCACTAACCTTTGCTGTCAAATCAACTACTATTGTATTAAGTCTAATAACTTCTTCGGTTAAATCAATTACCGATTGAGTTACTTCATTATATACAGGCCTAGGAACATCATCATCTAATGGAGGTGGTTCAGCTGGTATTAATTCAAATATTCTAGTATCTACCGATTTTACTAAATCAATTTCATTATACTTTGGATTACTTAGTTTACCAAAAACAACACCATCAGCTTCATTATATTCATTAAAAGTATAACTTGTTTGCGTAGCCCTCTGTATTACAGAAGACCCACTTGTGTTTATACCCTCAAGCAAATTAGTATTTTTTAACCCAGATATTGTCTTTCTATAATTTGCCATACTAATTATTTACAATAGTAAATGTAATTTTATCATCGTAATATTTTACATCACCATCCATATCAACTTTAAATTCTATTTTGTAAACTCTACCAGTTTCCCAATTAGATAGATTTAAATTTATATAGTTTCCATCAGAGTCACAACTTAATTTTGAATATTCACTAAACGGAACTATAACATCATCCGAAGCAAAATCTTTAACTTGATAATAGCTTGTTTGTGGTAGGTATTTTATATCAGAATATGCAAATGAATTTGTAAAAGTTTTTACAGGGTATAATTCTCTACCTACTACTCTTATTTTTGCTATACTATTTTTTTTATACTCACTCTTAAATGATTTAACAACAACTTTAATATCATTTGAAGTCAATTCAGTCAATGAACCCGTTATATATATCTGGTCATCCCAACCTATTCTAATCTTTGGTTGATATATTGTAAATGTTTCTTTACTGAATAATCTTAGTATTCCATAATCTTGCGTATTACTTTCTATATTTTCAGGAAACAATGTTGAGTTAGCAAATTTTAACATTAACCCATCATTTGGAATAGAACCGGTCATCCAAAGTTTAAGCATTGGTTTTACATCCATATCAATATCACCTCTTTCATAATTGAAATTTTGAGATGCGCTGTATTGTGTCCACCAAGTACCACCACTGCCATCATTTATACTTGCGGTAGTAAATGAATTAAAATCATTATCTAACCAATTTAATTTCGTATCACCTTCTCTATAATTCCAATTTACACCTTTTGTAGTAATTGCATCAAATCTAGTACCAATACCCATTTCCCAACTCCCAGATATTGGATTGGCGTGAATTGTATATTCTAATGGTATTTCTTCTGTTTGTGATTCTTTTATCAGCAATCTAGCATCACCCATGCCAATTGTGCCATTGTATAATGATTGAGATAGGAATCCCAAATCAAATTTAAGTAAAGCATGAGATACATCCTTTACGTTTCCGTAAAAAACTTTACTCACTTCTAATATTTCATCTAAGCCGGTATTTTGGTTAGGCTGTTGTAGATAAATAGATGCATCTTTTGATGCTGTTAAAAAATAGTATGCCATTATTTTGCCCTCCCTTTTATGTCTGAATCTGGAAACTTAATTTCAAAAACAGAAGGGTCTAACGATGGATACACCACTTTGTTTTTAGTTGCTGCTTCTATATTATATGAATTTGTAGAGTATCTTCCTCCACATTTATTTACAATTTCAACCATAGGAACGGATGATACTCCTTCAACGTTTGCAAGCAGTAATTCTACTTGGTTTAAGTTAATTGTTTGATTAAATGCCCACTTATCAATATTAAAATAATCTTTTAAATCTAAAATACATTTAGCTACTATTTCCGATTTATTAAAATTAGGATAACATGTTACTTCAAAATTAACCCCTATGTTTATTATAAACCCATCGGAAAAATTAACACCATCGGTAAGAATTTTATATTCATTAAGATATGTTTTTAAATTTTCTTTAACTGCTCTATTAATTTGAGTTAATCTACCAGTACCATCCAATCCTAGCATATAAAGATTTATAGCAAATGGATTATTCTTTTCATTATCATTAGATGTTTTACCAACTAAGAAATCTCTAATTTCAGTTTGTACTGTATCTTGTGTTGGTTCACTAGCATCAGGCGTATTTACAAACCCCATTACTAAATCAGTAAATTCCTGTAAAGCTTTTGGAGATGCTAATATTGATGATGGTGAGTTATTATCTAATTTACCATCAGCTGTTGCATAACACTTAGAAACAGAACCATATTTAGTTGGCATTGATAAAGCTCTTATTTGATAATCCTTTGCGGTTACTGCTCTATTTTGTGCACCAAAATTTCCTAATGCATTTTGTCTAATTTCTTCAATGGTTTCACCACCTCTACCACCACTCGCAGGTATTTCGTTAGTAACCGCTACTGAATTTTTTAAACTATTATATGTTCCGATTTGGGATTGATTTAAATCCGCATAATCATCATCATATACAATAGATGTTATTCTAGTCAATTGACCAGATTCTATGTTTGATAATATACCACCGCCAACATAATATTTAACAGTAATTGTTGTATTGGATGGTGATGTTCCGTATGTTTTTGTTTTTAAGAAATTAGTTGGGTCAAATGATTGCTCCAATCTATTAATAGAATTAGGTAATCCCAATCCAACATTTTTAAGATTTGGAATCAATTGTTCATCCGATGCAGATGGGTCACCAGCTCCAAATTGTAGTGTAGTACTTAAATCTGGATTTACTTTTGCTACAAATCTTTTTGGAGTTTTTAAAGTTTTTAAAATATATGGTACACTATCTTTAAATTGTACAAGATCTGGGTCATTTAATTCCGTATTTGGATAATCTAAAAATACCATTTCTTGTGCCAAATATGGTACTTCATAATATTTGTTATTATTAGAATCTCTAACATCATATACTTCTATAATATTAGTATCACTTAAATTTATAGTTTGGAATGGTTGATACGAACCGAATTCAAAAGTAGCTTCTTTTGAGGTTGCAGATATTGCTTGTACATATTTTTTTACAAGGTATAAAGTTGGTTCACCTGTATTTGCATCTCTCTGATAAACAGTAACATCTCTATCGGATGTATCTGCGAAATCAACTATATCGGTGGTAATAAATTTAATAGATTCATCTTTAGACTCCATTTCCATACCTTGTCTAATTCTTAGCAAGTATTTGGTATCTATTTGATTTAATACACCACTACCAATAGCAGGTGCTATCTGATACACAGATAATAAAGTTGTTGCTGGTGAAGTCACTTTTGGTTTATATCCTAAAAAATGAGACAATGCAATTACGTTTTCTAAATCTTCAGCAGTTGTTATTAATGATTCTTTAAATGTATCATCTACATAATATGAAAGAACATCACCTATGTAAGATGCCATTTCTATAAACATCATACCTGGCGAAGCTTCTGTAAAGTCCGTATTTGTTTTTGGAAAATATGTTTTTGCAAACTCTATTAAGTTATCTCTAAAGGCTGAAAAGTCTTTATTAAGATATTTTATATCCTTTCCTCTATTTGTAAAATTGTTATTTGATGGTGTTAAACTCATATTATGGTGCTATTTGTTGTACGTTAAATGATACCAAGCCAGAATTACCAGTACTTCTACTTCTAAATTTTAATGATATGTTTATCGAGTTTCTATCTTTATTTTCATTACTCATATCAACATTTATTTCATCAATACTTACATTTGGAATATATCGTTCAACTGAATTTGTTATTATATCTTGAATTTTATCTTCAAATTCGTCTGTTATTGGTTCAAACAATACTGTCTCTACACCAGATCCAAATAAAGGATTCATTAAACGTTCTCCTCTTTTTGTTAGTAAAAGATTTTTTATATTAGATTTTAATTGTTCAATTTCCGTATAATTTTGTTTAAAGGCAACGTTACTTATTTGAATCGGTAAAGCCAATCCAACTGCATAATCTTCATATTCCTTTGTTTCTATTATAGGCTTTTTTCCTAATATAATTGCCATTATTTCTTTTTAAATCTTTTTACCAATTCAGAATAATCTCTATTCAATGCTTTATCCAATTCAGGCACTCCAGTCTGAACACCCAATCCAGTTGGTTGAGGTCCTCTAGCTAAATCACCATAACCCATTTTATCGGCCACTGCAGTTCTACCCACAATTGAACCCATATCACCTTGTCCAAAACTCATAGTTCTAAAACCACCATCACCTTGCGGTATTCCACCTTTCGTTTCATTTAGGATTTGGTTAATTATTGGATTCTTACTAAATTGCTTTTCTCCAATTATTTTTGTTTGTACTGATTCGGTAATTGTTTCTTCATCTAACATAGCCGCAGCCATTGATAATCCAGTACTTTTTGGTTTAGCAGGTTGTTTACCCTCTGCTATCAGTTTTTTCATTTCAGCCCTTACATTTTCCTTAATTAATGCAGGTAATTGTTCTTTTAATTCCTCTTTGATTAAGATTTGTATGGCTTTTAATAATTTGTCTGTGTTCATACTTACTTATTTGTTATGTTTATAAATATTTGAATTGTTATTTTTGAAAATTATGTAGAAAACAAAGTAGCCTCCTCTTTTCTTCTTCTAACTAAACCAGGATATAATGTACCCGATTTAGCACCTCTGGTTGGTCCATTCAACAAACCATTTGCTGCTTTGGCATAATCTTTAACTTTAATTGCAGAAGGAATATTTGGATAATTTGTAAAACTTCCACAATTATAAACAAAACTCAAACAAGCAGCTCTTTGTTTATTATTAAGAGCCTCAAAATCAGCTTCAGATATTTTTGCATTACCACTACCAACAAGTCTTGCTTTATATGATACAGAAACTTCATATTGTAATACTTTCAATGCTGCCTCAACTGTTGTTGTATCTCCATATTTAACATCTCGTATTGTACCAGTTGATGGGTCTAATATTTTATCCGAACCAAATCCTAATCTTGGAGTACCTTCATCATTTAATGCCGCTTTTGCAAAACCTTCATTTTTAGCAATAAATTTAGCTGATAGTGTAATCCAATCAGCACTTAAATCCAATTTACCCAAATCTACATTTATAATACCACCGCCGCCACTACTAAATCCACCACCACCACCACCTGCTCTAAATCCGCTTACGAATGGTTTACCAGAATTAAATTTAATTTCACCAAATTCATCATCTGACTCTTTTACAGTTACCGTTTCTCCAGACGATAATTCAAAATAGTTTAAATCTAATTCTTCTTCAGTAGTTCCGTTTGGAATACTTTCTTCTTTTGTTGTTTTTACCGATTCTTGCTCATCTGCATTTTCTTTTGGTACAAAATCATCTTCAGTAACAATAGTACTTCGAGTTGATGGTTCTATAAAATATCCTTTCCACTTTATAATACCTGGTCCTGGCACTTGAACCGGTGATGGTGGAGGTCCTGCTGCATATAACGATACAGTAGATATAATACCTTCTACACTATTCAAATGATTAGTTGCGTATGATATAAATTCATCTACAATTAAACCTGTGTTGTTTGTTGGATTTATTGCTGCCATATTGTTAAATTCGTATTACTCCTCTTACCGCACCCATACTTTTAATACAATGTGCTTTAACTGCGGCTGACCCTTTTGCTCCTTTATTACCATCGATACCCCACCAAAATCCATTTTCAATTTTCCAAAACATACCTATATGATTAGCTGCGCCATTTGTACCTTTCCAATCATAAATTATAGCATCACCTGGCTTTGGTACGAATTTTGCGTTTTCTGGGTTTACCATATCTACCCAACTACCATTATCTTTTGACCAAGATTCCCATGTAGGACAATATGCTTTATTAGGATGACCTTTAAATACATATCCAGCATCAAGCCACCATGTAGTTACAGCACAAGCACACCAAGGATTTCTATCACCCACTCCTCCATTTTTATGCATTTCTGCAATACGAGGGTGTCCAGTATCATCAGGCCCTTCTTGTACTCCTTGTGATACATCATGCAATCCTACTTGAACTGCTCTTTCACCTAAACTAGCATTACCAGCAAAGTTATTGAATTTTATATAAGAACCATTAAAAGGACCACCTCCACCAGGCCCACCACCGCCACCTATTTTAAATCCACTTACAAATGGTTTACCTTGATTGAATTTAATTTCACCAAATTCATCATCTGACTCTTTTACAGTTACCGTTTCTCCAGATGATAATTCAAAATAATTTAAATCTAATTCTTCTCCAGTTGTGGTAGTTGTTGTAGTTGGTGTAGTTGGTGTAGTTGGTGTAGTTGGTGTAGTTGGTGTAGTTGGTGTTTGTATTGGCGCTGTTGGTGTAGTTGGTTGCGATATAGGTTGACCAGGTACTTTACCTAATAATGCATCTGCAAGAGAAACTTCGGTATTGTAATCTTTGTTTTCTTCAAGAAGTGATGTAAATTTGTTTATTGCATCTGTTACTGTTGCAAGCTCTTCTTGTTTTCTATTTTCTTCTAAAAATTTAGTATATTTTTCTAATTCAGTTTCTAAACCTTCTTGATATTCTATTCTTTTTTCAGGAGTTAATTCTTCGGAAATTGGTGATACTCCTGATATTGGTTTTTGCCAAACACCGGGATTTGTAACTATGTTTTGAGTTACACTTAAATTTAAAGTTGCTTGTATTGCTGGTGTTATTGGTAGTGGTGTAGTTGCCATAACAGCTCCTGACCAGTATGCTTTAACTCCGGCACCCATTTCACCCACTAAATCATATGGTGTAGGTGAATTCACTCCTTTTTGTAAAGCAGAAATAAATAATTGTTTCATTACTTCTACATTACCACTTACTAATTTAATGTTATGTTGTCTATCAAATCCTCTCTTTACCGCAGCATCATATTCTTTCGCATATAATTCAGCAACAACATTTATATCCGAAATCCCTTCGGGACTATTTGCTACTCTTAAAATATTTTGTTTAAAAATTTCCCAAGACATTATTTAGTTATTTTTTGCATTCCCCAACTCACTAAATTTGGATATTCTGCCTTATTACTTTCTATAAATAATTCTACAGCCCTTTCTTCAGTAACTTTACCTTTAAAATTAAGTGCACCAATTGGGTCTACATATCTCTCACCTTCATAAAACATAACAGATATCCGTTTACCATCCCATTCATATCTATAAGATAAATTTCCTTTTGGTGGGGCCGGTCTAGGTGCTGGTGTTGTTACTGGAGCTGCCTGCGCATATTCAAATTTCTTTTCTTCTTTTTGAAATGCTTTTGGTTCGGGTGGAGTTTTTGGTTTAAACTTTTTAAGTTCTTTAAATGCAGGCTTCTTTGGAAATTTTGGTAAATCCGGAATACCTAAAGAATCTTTAAGACCTTTTAATAATGCGGCCGCATCTCCTTTTAAATCCGAAAAAGCTGATGCTAATTTTCCAGCTGCTGCCTTAGCTTGACCTTCTGCGGCATTTGCAGCTCCCTTTGCTGCTGCTTTTCCTGCTTCGGCCGCTTTACCAGCTTCTACTCTTTTTTCTGTATTATCTATCATTATGCCGTTTGATTTAATTTACTAAGTATATCATTTAATTTCGAATGTATCTTTCCAAAATCAGGTTTGTTTTTAGGTCCTATTGCGCTTGGTCCTGATGGTGTTAAGAATTGCATATCTCCAATAGCTTGTATTAACTCACTTAGTATTTCAACTAATTTCTGTCCTTTAACCAGCGGTTCTAAATCCTTACTACCTAAAAATACAGAACCATTTCCAGAAAATATCTGAAAATCCCTATCGTTTGTAACAAAACTAATGTTATCATTTACACTAACGTTCATACCAAGTCTCGTATCAACCGAAAATTGTCCATCTGATATAAATCCAACGTTACCTTTTGCATAAAACATCATTTCTGCACTTTTTGCAGATAATATAATTCTTCCAGAGTTTATTAAAACCTGGTCACCTTTTAATTTTTCAGGATATGGTTTAAATGATTTTGGCTGTGTTTGGAAATCAGTAGCTCCTTTTTGATTTATAGTACCTGGAATAAAAGGTAATATATAATCACCAGAACTCAATACTATACATGAACCATCTCTATTTATATCTTCATTAATACTACCAGATGCTGCTGGTACTACTTGAGTTAGTGGGGATTCGCTATTTCTTATTATTATATTTGGCGAAAATACTCTATTTGGATTGTTATATGCTGAAAATCTAATACTTTGTCCAAATCTAGATTCTATTAAAGTATCACCTTCATTAAGTGTTAATTTATGTATATTCGATGGTACAAAATATGCACCATATCCATCTGTGTTTGTTGATGATTCTCCTTCGGAGGTACTTCTGGGAATGTTAGTTACTTTTTGTTTTTCGTAAGCTGCTGCTTTATTTTGTTCAGGAATTTGTTGTGTATTTGCGCTTTGTTGTTTTTTAGCAAACTTTTGCGAAATAGTATTATACGCACTACTTAAATTTTTATTACCAGATACATCAGAATCTATTCTTTTATATGTTATATTTGAACCATCTCTGAATATTGAAACTTTTTCGTTTATTAGTGGTAAATTAGTAAAATTCTTATCAAACGGATACGCTACTGGTAATTGTGGAGGAGTTAGAGTTGCAGTGGTATCTGTTGGTGATACGATTCTATATGTTATACCACCAATATCACCAGCATCTTTATATTTAGGATGCGTACTATCCAATATTACGCTATAAACTACACCAAGTGTATTATCTTGGTTTTCGGCATTTTGTTGTGCAAAAATAGTTTCTGTAGGCATATTATTTCATTTTCTTTTTTAAATCTTCCAACTCAAATTCTAAGTCATCTACTCTTTCCACTTCTGCTTTAGTATCTTCCAAATCCTGCAATAGTTGATTTTTTTCAAATTCAGTTAAGAATCCATCCTGTCCTTCTGCTTTCTTTTCAGATGCAATAATCTTAGTTGCAATAGTTGCAAGTTTAACTAATTGGTCATCGTTCTTTACGGAACTATCAATTAGTGAAGATAGGATAGGTCCTACACTAGCCACATCGCCAGAGTGTTTAATCATCTTTTTAAGTTCCTCTATTAGAGAACTTATCTTTGATTTTTTTGAAAGTTGGTTATTATAGATATCTTCAAAAAGAGAGCTTAGATTCTTTCCTTTAAATAATTCGAATTCTGTTGACATATTAATATATTTACATTTTGTATGTATATAAATATGGTTCTATTAAAATGTTGAAATTAAACTGGGATTACTTCGATTGTAATCTTAGGTTGATATCCTTCGGGTAATTGTCTATTAATACCTTTGAATTCGTTTACCTTATCCTTAAAATAAGTAATTTGTAATATACGGTCTGTCAGATTCATTACCGTTTGTGAAGAAGTAGACATATCCTTTGTGTCTCTTTTCATATTTAACATAGGTCTTTTTGGAAAGTATTCCTTTCTCATAGCCTGTGCTATTGTTGTCCAATCATCCACTTTATCAACTGATTTCTCTGCTGATATCTTTCTTAATTGTGAACTTAAGTATTTCTCACCATGTGTGTATCCAGCATCAGTAAATAGGTGTCCGTGATTTGTACGAACAACAGGTGATTCGGAGTTTTGAAGTTTAACATCAGGCTTATGCTTTGATGTAGTTTCAATACTAACCATATGTTTTGGGGATGATACGAATGTGTGACCTTTCAATGCCAATCCACTCTTACCTTTGTATTCCAATGTTGCTCTAACGGCTTTCATTAAGGTAGGTTGCTTAATGATGTTTCTCATCTTATCACCATCAGGTCCGGGCTTACCACCCTTTTTAACCATTTTGTGTTCAGCCTCATCATGTCCAACTAATAATGCAGAGTTTACTACACCAACACCATTTTCGTTCAACCCCTCACTCCAATCGGTTATTAAATCATGCAGATACGCAACCTCAATACCATCTATAATAGTGTGTACAATTTCCAAAGATGGATTATAAGCCCTATCTCTATTTTTTGCAAGTATGAATTTATCGTTTATTTCTTTGGATACGATAATACACTCTAAAAGTTTCATTTTATTATTGAATATATGCATTTAATTCGTATGAGTTTCTCATACCATAAACCTGAATCTGAAGTTTCTTTCTTTGAACCTTACCATCTTTAGATAACTCAATACTAAATTTATTAGTCTTACCTTCCGATGGTTTTTTAGGACCCATTCCTATTTGTCTGAAAGAATCATCATCATTTATTTCGTATCCTTTTTTCTCTGCGTATTCTTTAGCTGCGTTAATGGCTGATGTATATGATTTATGATATACTTCGTAATCCGATTTTGCTTCTTTTATTGGATTCATTTTTTCATCCGATACCCAATATGCCGTTCCACCACCTATTGAATGTTGAAACATCTTTTCCATTTTTTCAGCGTATTTCTTTGCATCACTATATGAATTAAATACTTTTGGCTTA